CTACAATACCTAAAACATACAAGAATACTGGAGATCAAATATATTCTGATGGAACTCTTCAGATTTTAAGTAGTAATATGGTAGCAAAGTTTAATGTTAATTTTAATGAATTATGGCCTTACTCTTTGACAACTATGACTTTTGATGCTACAGATACTGACATAGAATACTTTACAGCAGACGTATCTTTCAAGTATACTATGTACAATATAACCGATACTGCTAACAATCCTTTATGAGTATAAATCTTGAATCTATTCAAGAGATGTGGGAAAAAGATGCAAAGATAGACAGAGATAATCTACATGAAGAATCTTTAAACATCCCCTCTCTACATGCAAAGTATTTTGAATTATATAATACAATCTTCTTATTAAGAAAGAAGGCAGAACAACAAAGAAAGAACATCCGTCATGAACGGTATGAGTATTTTAGTGGGAAAGCAGACCCAGAAGTATATCAGAAAGATCCTTTTGGAAAAAAGATAAGAGATAAAGATACAATGACCAAGTATCTTGATGCAGATGAGAAACTTTCAAACTCATCTCTTAAGATAGAATACTATGATACGATGCTTACATACATTGAAAGTATATTGAAGGTGGTGCAGAACAGAACTTTTCAAATAAAAAATGCAATTGAGTTTATGAGATTCCAATCTGGATTGGGTTGACAAGGCTATCTAAATAGAATTAGATTCATGGGCCTATGTGATTGATTCCTCAGCTAATGTTGTTATAGGAAAGATGAATGAGGTGTTCTTGCAGATTAATGCAGAACCTCATATTCAGTATGAACTACGTGACCACTTTACTTTTGAAGTAGAGGGTGCAAAGTTTATGCCACAATACCGTAAAAGAAATTGGAATGGGGAAATACATTTATTTGATTTAAGAACAAAAAGAATTTATATAGGATTACTCGATAAAATAATATCCTTCTGTAACAGACACGATTATAGTTATAAGTTTGTAGATAATGAATACTATGGTGCTCCCTTTGAAGTTAACAATGGGATATCATATGAAGGTGTTACGGATTATATGAAATCCATATGCTCTCATCCCCCAAGGAAATATCAAATAGAGGGAGTATATGATGCTCTAAAACATAACAGAAAGCTACTGATATCACCAACTGCTTCAGGCAAATCTTTGATGATTTACTCTCTTGTAAGATACTATGTTGATAGGCAGCAAAAAATTCTCTTAGTTGTTCCAACGACATCTCTCGTAGAACAGATGTATAAGGACTTCGAAGATTATGGTTGGAATGCTGAGTCATACTGTCACCGTATCTATGCTGGAAAAGAAAAAACAAATGAACTTCCTGTTACTATAACCACATGGCAATCAGTCTATAAATTAGAAAGATCATTTTTTGAAGATTATAATGTAGTTATAGGAGATGAAGCACACCTATTTAAAAGTAAGTCATTAGTATCTATAATGACAAAGTTACATCATGCTAAGTATAGGTTTGGGTTTACGGGAACTTTAGATGGAACACAGACCCATAAATGGGTGTTAGAGGGGTTGTTTGGGCCATCATATAAAGTAACGAAAACAGATGAATTAATGAAGCAAGGTCATCTTTCTCAGTTAGATATTCAATGTTTAGTATTGAAACATCCTCCTCAGAAATTTGAAACTTATGAAGATGAAATACAATATCTCATCTCACATGAACAGAGAAATAAATTTATAACTAACCTAACTTTAGATTTAAAAGGCAACACGCTCGTATTGTATAGTAGAGTGGAAACACATGGTGCGATACTTTATGATAAGATAAATACTAATAAGCAAGGTGACAGAAAGGTCTTCTTTATTCACGGTGGAGTGGATGCTGAAGAAAGAGAATTGGTTCGTGAAATTACGGAACAAGAAAAAAATGCAATCATCGTCGCATCCTATGGAACATTTTCTACAGGGATCAATATTAAAAATCTCCATAATATTATTTTTGCCTCTCCATCAAAATCTAGGATCAGAAATCTCCAATCAATTGGTCGAGTTCTCAGAAAAGGATCTAATAAAATTAAAGCAATCCTTTATGATATTGCCGACGACTGCTCCCAGAAATCAAGAAAAAACTATACCTTAAATCACCTCATAGAGAGAATTAAAATCTATAACGAAGAAAATTTTAATTATGAGATAATAACAATTCAATTAAAAAAATAATTATGGAAGACGATTTTTACGCAACAATTAAATTTAAAAATGGTGAAGAGATCTTTGCTAAAGTAGCAGCCTCTGAAGAAGAAGATCGCACGATGCTTGTAATATCTTACCCCATTACTACTGTTGAAATAAAATCAAGAGGTGGAATCGTTGGTTATAAAGTAGAACCTTGGTTAAAGACTACCAAAGATGATATGTTTATTATTAATATGGATAATGTTTTAACGATGTCTGAATCTTCAGATCTTCAAATGATCAATATGTTTCAACAATTTGTTCAAGACCAAGCAAGAGATAGAAAAGGCCAGCCTAAACTAAGTAGAAAAATGGGATATATCTCTTCTGTAAATGATGCTAAAGATATCTTAGAGAAAATATATAAGTCTAATCAAAATAAAGAAACAAGCTAAAGCCTTTTCATGAACCCTGACAGAGTTATTCTACATATTATTTGAGAACTTGTCAAGTAAATTGATAAGTGTTATAATATCTACATAATAGTGATAATGACTTATGATTAAAACAGGCACTATGGCGAAACGAAAAAGGTCAGAACACTATGTTAACAACAAGGAATTTCTTGCTGCTTTAATTAGATATCAAGAAGATATTGAAATTGCACGATTGCAAGATAAACCAAAACCAGTTATCCCTCGCTATATTGGTGATTGTTTTTTAAAGATAGCAAATCATTTATCATTTAAACCAAATTTTGTTAACTATATGTTCAAGGAGGATATGATCTCAGATGGAATCGAAAATTGCGTTCAATACATTCATAATTTTAATCCTGAGAAATCCAAAAATCCTTTTGCTTACTTTACGCAGATTATACATTATGCGTTTCTCCGCAGGATACAGAGAGAAAAGCGTCAGTTAGAAATTAAGAATAAGATACTTGAAAGATCTGGCTTCGATGAAGTATTTTCTGGAGATTCAGTTGACGGTGGAGACACTTCCGACTATAATCAAATTAAAGATGCTGTTCATTCGAAGTTGAGATATTAATGATATTAAAACAAGAAGTCATTGACAAGATTCAATTGGCAATGCTACACACCAAAATGAATGGTGAAACCAACTGGAAAGATGGTGATGAGATAGATGTTTGTCTAGGTGGCACATTTGCAGGTGATAAGTTTATTAGTATTATAAACAGAACTCGTAGTAACACGACTAAACAATGAGATTCAAAGCACTCGTTCATGTCAGATTGAGAGGATCTGTATCAGATGCTGCTGGTAATGCAGTGATGAATAATGTCAATCGAATTGCCCCCAATCTTCAACCTCATTTGTTGAGGATAGGTAAAGCAATAGACTTTTGGTTTGATGCAGAAACTGAAGAGATAGCAAGAGAAGAGATGGATCTTCTTTCTGATAGGATGCTTGCTAATACTGTGATAGAAGATTGGGAATATAAATTAGAAGAGACTGAAGAAACTGGAATAGGGAATATATCAAATGATAATGCAGGAACCTCAAAACATCATTTGTTTGAAAAATGAAGATAGCAATTATTACAGATCAGCATTTTGGTGCAAGAAAGAACTCCAAACATTTTCATGAATACTTTTTAAAGTTCTATGAGGATGTATTTTTTCCTACTATAGAAAGGGAAGGTATCACCACGGTTATTGATATGGGTGATACTTTTGATAGTAGAAAGGGTGTTGATTTTTCTTGTCTAGGGTGGGCTAAAATCAATTACTTTGACAGACTAAAAGAATTAGGATGCACGGTTCATAGTATTGTTGGAAATCATACAGCATACTATAAGAATACCAATGAAGTAAATGCTATTGATTTACTACTTCGTGAGTATGGTAATGTAAACATCTATTCTGAAACAACATCTATAGAAGTAGGTGGTTTAAGTATTCTTCTTGTTCCTTGGATTAACAGCGAGAATGAAGAAAGAACTATGGCGATGATTAATAAAACAAGATCTCCTGTTTGTATGGGTCACCTTGAATGTAAGGGGTTTAGAATACATAGGGGATATGTGATGGAGCAGGGAACTGATATAAATGTTTTTGATAAATTTGACAAAGTTTATTCTGGTCACTATCATACTAGATCGGATAATGGAAAAATCTTTTATCTTGGAAATCCTTATGAGATGTTCTGGAATGATTTAAATGATACTAGAGGTTTTCACCTCTTTGATACAGAAACTTTGGAGCATACTCCTATAGATAATCCTTATCGAATGTTCTATAATATTTACTATGAGGATACCAATTATCAAACATTTGACACTCGTGAATATGAGGATAAAATAGTAAAGGTAATTGTTCGTAAGAAAACCAATCCTAAGAAATTTGAAAAATTTATCGATAAGTTGTATAATAGTAATGTATACGAACTTAAGGTAGTTGAAAATTTCCAACTCCAAGAGAGTGAAGATTTTGAGGCTTTCGAGTCTGAAGATACACTCTCTATATTAAATCGATATATAGAAGAATCTGAAATTAACCTTGATAAAGCAAGAGTTCAAGAAATGATTCAATCGGTTTATCAGGAGGCGTGTGAGTTAGTTTAATGTATATTCTAACCATTCATGGTAAAGAAAACGAGGGTGCATACTCTGTAGAAAATGATGAGGGTGATCATATCCTATATCTTTTTCAAGAAGAAGATGATGCTACTCGTTATGCCATGCAGTTAGAAGACAATAATTATCCAGAAATGCACGTTATTGAAGTTGAGCCTGATATGATGATTGGAGTGTGTGAACAACACGGTTATGAATATACCGTTATCACTCCCAATGATATTGTAATTCCACCTATCACTAAGCATGATTTTATTTGAAAATATTCGATGGAAGAATTTTCTTTCAACGGGTAATCAATATTCTGAAATTAATCTCCAAGGAACTTCCACTACTTTAATTGTGGGTGTTAATGGAAGTGGAAAGAGCACTGTATTAGATGCACTTACATTCAGTTTGTTTAATAAACCTTTTCGTAAGATTAGTAAAGGTCAATTAATAAATTCTACCAATGAGAAAGACTGTAGGGTTGAACTTGAGTTTTCTGTTGGAACTATTAAATGGAAAGTTGTAAGGGGAATTAAACCAAATTTATTTGAGATATGGAGAGATGATACTCTTTTAGATCAATCATCTTCTGCTAATGATCAGCAGAAATGGTTAGAGCAAAATGTTCTTAAGATGAACTACAAATCCTTTACACAGATTGTAGTTCTTGGTAGTAGTGCTTTTATTCCATTCATGCAACTGAGTGCTACTAATCGTAGAGAGGTTATTGAAGACTTACTTGATATTAAGATATTCTCTTCAATGAATAATATTCTTAAGGATAAGATTCGTATCATTAAAGATGATGCTAGAACTTTAGAGTTGAAAAAAGAATCTCTTACTGATAAGGTAGAGATGCAAGAGAAGTTTATGAGTGAGATAGAGAGTCAAGGTAAGGAAAGAATTGAAGTAAAGAGAAAGAAACAAGATGGTTTGAGTGATGAAATATGTATTCTTACAATGAAGAATGAAGGGTTAGAAGATGATGTATATGGCCTTACTGAGAAGCAAAAAGAGGTAATGGGTTCAAGAGATAAGTTAGTAGAACTTAACAATTATAGAGGTAAAATATCTCAGAAGGTAGCGACCATTACTAAAGAGCATAAGTTTTTCACAAACAAGACGGTATGCCCAACTTGCACACAGTCTATAAATGAAGAGTTTAGAATAAATAAAATTAACGATGCTCAAATTAAAGCAAAAGAGTTGCAATCTGGTTACGACAAACTAGAAGACGCAATTAAAGAAGAACAAGAGCGAGAGCGTCACTTTACAAAACTATCAGAGGGGATCACAACACTAACGCATGGCATTTCTAAAAACAATACAACTGTATCTGCTTGCCAGAGACAGATCAGAGAACTGGAATCTGAAATTCAAACACTTACCAGTCAACTTGAAAACAGAAATACTGAGCATGACAAGTTAGAAAAATTCAAACAAAATCTCCAAGAGACCTATGACGAGTTAGTCACCCGTAAAGAAAAAATCAAATATTACAATTTCACATACGACCTATTGAAAGATGGAGGAGTTAAGACTAAAATCATCAAGAAGTATCTACCGTTGATAAATCAACAAGTAAACCGTTATCTACAGATGATGGATTTTTACATTAATTTTACTCTTGATGAGGAGTTTAACGAAACCATTCAATCCCCAATACATGAGGATTTTTCTTATGCATCGTTTAGTGAAGGTGAAAAACAAAGAATCGATTTAGCACTTCTCTTCACATGGAGGGAAGTTGCTAAGTTTAAGAATTCAGTATCCACAAACTTAATGATACTGGATGAAGTGTTTGACAGTTCACTTGATGGCCAAGGAACAGAAGAATTTTTAAAGATTATCAGATATGTAATTAAAGATGCTAATATCTTTATCATATCTCATAAGACAGGGATGGAAGATAAATTTGAAAATCACATTCGATTTGAAAAAATTAAAGGATTTAGTAGGATGGCATTATGATTGGAATTGTTGGCAATGGCTTTGTAGGAAACGCTGTATATCAAAACCTACGTGATAAAGTAAATTGTAAAGTCTATGATGCAGATAAAAATAGATCACTTAATACTTTAGGTGAGGTTATAAATCAAGAGTTTATATTTGTATGTCTTCCCACTCCAATGAGAGAAGGGGGTGAATGTGACTTATCAATATTGGATAATTTTTTTAAGGAACTTCCTGAATACATAGACGGAACATTTATTATAAAGTCTACCGTTCCTATTGGTACAACTAAGAAGTATACTGAGAGGCATAATGTTATTCACAACCCAGAATTCCTCACAGCAAGAAATGCGGTGGAGGATTTTTCCAATTCAGAAAGAAATATTGTTGGAGGAGATCAAGAACTATGTGTTGATTTTATTCGTTTCTTTGAACAGTGTTTTCCTAATATCCCAAGTATCATTACCACCTCGGATGAGAGTGAAGCAATTAAATATTTCTCTAACACATTCCTTGCCTATAAAGTAGCATATTTCAATAAGATATATGACTTGTGCCAAGCAGTTGGAATGGATTATGATACAGTATGTGAGGGAGTTACTGCAGATAGTAGAATAGGTAAATCACATACTCAAGTTCCTGGTATAGATAATGACAGGGGATTTGGTGGAACGTGCTTCCCTAAAGATCTAAACTCCTTGATTGTTCAGATGGAATCTCATGGAGTAAATGCTGACATGCTCAAAGAAGTATGGAAGTATAATGAACAAATTAGAAAAGTTATTGATTGGCCAGTGACATGAAAGTATTAGTAACAGGGCATAGAGGTTTTATTGGTCGGTATGTTTTTGCCGATTGGAGGAATCAACTTGGGTATAAAGTTCATGGTATAGATCATCCAGACGATGTGGGTGATTTTAATACTAGTGGTAATTTTAAAGTTGGTGACTATGATCTTGTGATTCATCTTGCAGCATGGGCAGATATACGTGAGAGTATTGAGAAACCTGAAGAGTATTATGAGAATAATATTGTAAAGGCAAAACCATTATTTGATTGGTGTAGAGATACGAATACAAGACTTCTTTATGCTTCATCAAGTGCTGTTGATGGTGATTATTGGAATAATCCTTATGCTATGAGTAAGTGGGTTAACGAACAAATGGCTCCACCCAATTCAGTTGGGATGAGATTTACTACAGTATATGGCCCTGATGTTAGACCTAATATGATGTATGGGTTATTACGTGATAAAAAAGCAACCTATGTAACTAATCATAGAAGAGATTGGATTCATGTTAAGGATGTGTGTAGTGCTATACGGTATCTTGCTCCTAGCACAATAACAGGGCCTGTTCCTGTAGGATATGGTGAGTCTGTTCCTGTCAAGAAGTTGGCAGAGAAATTTGGTCAAGGCGATCTTCCACTTAAAGAATATACGCCTGGTGAAGCAGAAGATAATGTTGCTGACATATCCATTATAGCTAGCACTGGATGGATGCCAATGATAAATATTCTGGATACGGTGAAGAACAATGAGAGTACCTAACTGGCGACACCATTCTAAGAAAGAACCTAAACGAAGGTTAAAACCACAAGCCTTGCGTCAAGCAAAGCAAAAGTTACAAAATGTTAAGATGCGTTACATGACCTCCATTAAGCGGAGGTCTTCTAGTATTATGGGTATATACGAAAGGAAATTACATGGCAGTTCAGCAAGAAATCAAGTCACAACTAGCAAAGTTACTTGCTACTGAAGATCTAGTAGTAGAGCACAAGCAGGTTGAGACAGCACAGTTCAATGTTCACACTCGTGTGTTAACACTTCCACTCTGGGAGAAAGCAAGTAATAGAGTATATGATATGCTTGTTGGTCATGAGGTTGGTCATGCACTCTTCACACCAGATCAAGATCCTGCAAAAGATATTCCACATGGGATTGTAAATGTATGTGAGGATGTAAGAATTGAGAAATTGATGAAGCGTAAGTATATGGGAATTGCCAAGACATTTTATAGAGGTTATACCGAACTTAGTGATAATGATTTCTTTCAAGTAGAAAATGAAGATATTGATAGTCTTAATCTTGCTGATAGGATCAATCTATATTACAAGATTGGTGCGTTCGTTGATGTATCTTTTACAGATCGTGAGCAAGAGATTGTTGATTTGGTTGGATCTACTGAGACCTTTAAAGAGATGGAAGATGCTGCAAGATTAGTATATGAATATTGTCTGGAAGAGAAGGAAGATGAAAAGCAAGATGATGTAGATAATGAAATGAATTTTAATTTTGAACCTCCCGATCTAGGTGAAGATAATACTGAATATGAGGATCAAGAGGGTGAAGAAGAGGAATCTGAATCAAATGAAAATGCACCACAATCTGTCTCAGAAGAAAGTGGTGGCCACCATAGCAATCAAATACCAGAGTCTCCAATCAATGAAGATATAGAAGTTCAAACAGCAGAATCTTTGGATGAGAAATTAAAAGGTTTGGTAAATACTCACGGAGTTGAGAATGTATATGTTGAATTACCAAAAGTAAATCTTGATACTGTAATCATTAAAAATTCTGAAGTTCATAATGAGATTGAATCGTTTTATACAGTGGCAGAATCAGATTGGGAATCAACAGAAGATAGACATACTTCAGATGTATTTCCAAAAAACTTATTTGATTTTGTAGATGCAGATTATGTTCAATTCAAACGCAATGCACAAAAGGAAGTAAATTATTTGGTCAAAGAGTTTGAGTCTCGCAAGGCAGCTACCAGTTATGCTCGTGCTACTACTAGTCGCACTGGAGTTTTAGATACAGCAAAACTTCATACTTACAAATTTAATGAGGATCTTTTTAAGAAGATAACAGTATTACCTGATGGTAAGAATCATGGTTTAGTATTCATTCTTGATTGGTCTGGATCTATGGCTTATGTTTTACAAGATACTCTGAAGCAACTTTATAATCTAATCTGGTTCTGTAGAAAAGTTAATATTCCTTTTGATGTATATGGTTTTACTAATGAATGGTATGGTCGTGGTACATATGAGAGAGCAGATGAAGGAGTAAATCATTATGAAGGAAAAGAATATAATTTGCATGTTGATAATCATTTTGGTTTGATGAATCTTTTTACTAATAAAGTAAATTCAAAAACTTTAGAGCAACAACTAATTAATGTTTGGAGACTTGCTGCATCATTTGGTAGAGTTAATTACCATCGTTTCTATACCTATCCTAGTAAATTATCTCTTTCAGGAACTCCTTTAAATGAAAGTCTAGTTGCTTTACATCAAATCATTCCAGAATTTCAAAAAAGAAACAAAGTTGAAAAAGTTCAATGTATTGTTCTTACTGATGGTGAAGCATATCAATTACCATATCGTGCTACTGTAAAACGTCATTGGGAAGATGAGGAGTATCTAGGAACCAGAAATATTAATGGTGAATGTGTATTTTTGAGAGATCGTAAACATGGTAAAACTTATAGGTTAGGTTGGAATTTTCATGAGTATACTGATGCTTTACTTAAAAATCTTAAAGATTCATTTCCTACAGTTAACTTTATTGGTATGAGAGTCTTAGAGAAAAGAGATGCTTTACGATTTGCGAGATTGTATCATATGGAGTATACTGATGACTATACAAGAATAGAAAAGGATTGGAAGAAACAAAAAAGTTTCACGATTACTAAGTCTGGATATGATGCATACTTTGCATTATCATCAACTAATCTTGCAGATGATTCTGAGTTTGATGTTCAACAAGATGCAACTAAAGCACAAATCAAAAGAGCATTTGTAAAATCTCTTAAGACTAAAAAACTTAATAAAAAAGTTCTTGGTGAATTTATTCAATTGGTGGCTTAACTATGGCAATTAATGATGACATTAAAATCACTATCAACCTTAATGAGTTGGTAGAGATCAGAGCAAAACTTTTGACTCAATATGAAGATTATTCAAAGGCAGTATCAACTGGTGAGTATCTTGATGGAAATGATATTGATAAGATTGCA